AAACTACCTTCCTGTAGGTAGCCAAGAAGCAACTGAGTTCTATATGGATTGCGCAATTGAAGCTGGTGTTGCTGTTGTTAACTGCATCCCAGTGTTCATTGCATCCGACCCTAACTGGCAGAAAAGATTTGTCGATGCAGGTATTCCCATCATTGGGGATGATATGCGCTCACAATTTGGCGCATCCATTGTTTCAGCAGTATTGCAAGAGTTGCTAATCAAGCGTGGTATGGAAGTTGAGATGCACTACCAGGATAATGTTGGTGGTAACACTGACTTTGCAAACATGCAAGACAAGTCTCGACTGGCATCGAAGAAGATTTCCAAAGAGAACGTGATTAAGAACCAAAATATCCTGCATGATGTTCCAGTTAAGGATTACTCTATCCACGCAGGCCCTGCACAATACTTCAGTGCCCTTGGTGATAACAAGCGGGCGCATTGGCTGATTAAGGCTAAAGGTTTCGGTGGAGCACCAATTGAACTCACTGCTGATCTGTCTGTTCAAGACTCCCCTAACTCTGCAGGTGTTGTAATTGACGCTATCCGATTCTGCAAAGTTGCTCGTGAAATGGGGATCAGTGGTCCGCTTGAAGGTGCGTCAGCATATACACAAAAAACACCACCACGTGATATGGCCCCTAATGAAGCATGGGAAGAGTGCAACAAGCTAGCCCATCGTGAATTCACACAATACACTGAGCGTCAAGTATAATGTGTGAGCTAATCAATACATTTGACATTGATGGGGTAATCTTACTGGATCTTGAAGGGGTAACAGGAGTTGCCCCACTCCCTAAAGATATCATTGTTACTGGCAGAAGCTATGAAGAGATGACAGAGACCTTAGATTCACTTAACAGTATAGGTGTCTTCAATCAAGTGTTCTTTAACCATGTTCCTTATACCGAAAAAACTAGGGAATCATCGGGCCAGCATAAAGCAAAGATTATTAAAACGTTAGTAGACCAGGGATTGCATGGCGTACATTACGAAGATGATCCGGTACAAATCAAAGAGATTAAAAAGATTGTGCCTAATGTAAGGATTATCCATGTGAACTCAAACAAATATACTGAACTTGAAAACAAAAGGCGGTAAAACATCATGGTACCACAAATCAACGGACAAATTGACAATGTAATCCACTGGAATGCTGTTGCTCGAATGGGTGAGCATGATTTCAGCCAAGAAGCAATTGCAAAACAATGTGACTACACCATCGAAGAGATTGAAGAGACCATCAAGGCACTCATCGAGAATAACCTTGTAGAGACTCTTGATGGGCTTGCGGACATCTTTGTTACTGCGTCATACCTTGCGTATGTAGTCGGTAACATTAGGGGCTATCAAAAACAAGACTTGCTCCCATCTACTGATAGAAGTAACATGCTAGTAACACTGGCATTGATGCATGCAGAGGTTTCACTGTGCAAAGATAATCCTAGTAAGGTGGATACTGCTCGTATTCTATACGACGTTATCGACCTGCTGGTATCGTTCTGCGAAGACAAAGAGGTTGACCCTGTAGCACTTATCAAAGAAGTAATGGACAGTAACTGGTCTAAGTTTCCAGAGGCTAGCACTGTTAACATTGAGAATGAAGCTGCTATCATCCCAGGAAACGTTGCTGGTATTGTTACTAGCGATAACCGTGTTGTGTTTCGTGATGGTAACGGACAAGGCAAAATCAAGAAGCCTTCTGTATTCCGTGAGCCCAACATTGCAAAATTGATCCCTTCGTTGTAAGCTGCCTATAAGGCGCTGTAATGCACGTTACGGCGCCAGCAGTACCCTTGTACTACAACACCTAAGAAAACAGCAGGAACGCAATGGCAGGGCTAAATTACACATTCTATCGCAAGTACGGCAAGAACATTCTTCTGCGTTACAGGAAAAACGGCAAAACCTATAGCAAGAAGATTGATTTCTACAAACCATCCTTATACATTCCCATTGATGGAAATGAAGAACCTGCAAGTGTAGACATCTACGGCAATCCCCTTAAACAGATCCAGTTTGATGGTCTAAAGGAAGCAACATCCTTTGCGAACATGGTTAAGGACTCAGGTCAAGAGCTACACGGCAATAGAAACTTTGCTAACCAGTTCGTTATTGAATTGAATGATGGGCAAATGCCTGAGTTCAATCCATCGGAGATTCGTGCAGGGTTCCTCGATATTGAGGTGCATGCAGAAGAGATGCCTAAGCCAGAAGAAGCAAAATGGCCTATCAGCGGCATCACTATCTATGACAACTTTACAGACACATTCTATACTATTGGCCTTCCTGGGTATATCCATGATCATCAGAGCAAGGACGTCGGGCATCTAACAGTAGAATATATTGAATGTGTAGATGAAGTTGCTATCCTCGAGAAGATTGTTGAACACTTTGGACTATTCCAATATGATATTACAACAGGCTGGAACTCTGAGATGTTCGACATGCCGTATATTGTCAATCGTATCGAGAACATCCTAGGTGAAAGTTATGTTAAGCGTCTATCTCCTTTTGGTGTAGTGAACAAAAGAACAGTTCGTGGTAACTTCGGCGATGAGAGGCTAGTTGTTGATATTGTTGGTATGCCACATCTAGACTACCTTGCGCTGTATCAAAAGCACATCTTTACACCACGAGAGTCATACAAGCTAGACTTCATTGCTAATGCAGAGTTAGGTGAAGCCAAGATGACGTATGAAGAAGAGGGTTCACTGTATAATCTGTTTACAATGAACTATCAGAAGTATATGGAATACAACATCAAAGACGTAGACCTTGTTAAACGACTGAACGACAAGCTGGGTCTACTTGAGTTGACATATACACTTGCATACTATACTCTATCTAACTTTGAAGACACTCTAGGGACAACCCGTATCTGGGAACAACTGGTAGCCAAGCACTTGTACAGTAAAGGTGTAGCACCACTGTTCAATGGTAATGGTTCGTGGCGTGAGTATGAAGGTGCTTATGTTAAACCTCCAATGCCAGGCATGCACGAATGGGTTATCTCGTATGACTTGAACAGCCTGTATCCACATATTGAGATGCAAGTTAACATTGGCCCTGAAACATGGGTTGCACCAGAGAGACTACCCGATGAAGTAAAACGGATCAGGTCTCAAGTAACAGTTGAAAAGTTGCTTAACAAAGAGATTGACTTGTCTCCACTTAAGAAGTATGACTTGTCAATGGCTGCTAACGGAGAATGTTATATCCGTAGCAAGAAGAGCTTCTTCAGCGAGATTAAGAATGACTTGTACAAGAAGCGTAAAGAGTACAAGAAGGAAATGATCTCTTACAAGAAGCAGAAAGAAGCGATTAAAGCAAGCGAGGACAAATCTGCACTTAACGAGATCGAGCAGAAGATTGCATTCTATGATAACTTGCAGATGGGCATGAAAATTCTTTTGAACGCAGGTTACGGTGCTCTCGGTAACGAACACTTCTTGTACTTCAAGGTGGAGAACGCAGAAGCTATCACTGTGACTGGTCAGGTTGTAAACCAGTGGACGTGCTCACGACTGCAAGACTATCTAACTAAGGTGTTTAAAGAGGAACACAACTATTGGACCTATGGAGACACCGACAGTGTTGAGGGCTCTAGTATTATCAATGTTAATGGTAAGGATATAACAATTGCAGATTACTATGATGGATGCCCTGAGCTGTTCACTAAGAGAGATGTTGACGACGAGAACTATGTTAAGTCTACTAAAGGTCTAGGTCATCTTACACCATCGGTAAGTAAGGATGGCGTTCTTCGATACAACGCAATATCTTATGTTATGAAGCATAAGGTCAAGAAGCGTATGTTTAGAATTGAGGTGGGTGGCAACACTGTTACTGTTACTCAAGACCATTCCATTATGGTAAAGCGAGATGGGTCTATTGTTGAGTGCAAGCCGCATGAGATCCAAGAAGGGGATGTTCTCATTACAATTGAGTAAAAACTAAATCTACAGTGATACAAGCTATACGGTATAACTGGCATGAGACAGAAACGAGTAACATTTAAAAACTCTTCCCCAATCGAGTTAGCGGAGAGCTTTACTAAGATTAAAGGATTAACAGCTTCTAACAAGCAAATTGATCAACTAGCAGATCTATACAAACATTTTAAAGATCATGGCGAAACAGTAATGAAACGCCAAGCAGCATTTAAAAATGTAGTTAAGATGATAGAACTAAAGGTAGATACATTGTTTGTTAGAAGACTTATCCGATCTTCAAGGATGGGTGGGGGAATAACTCTTAAGAAGATGCTTACCTTGTACTCTAAGAACGGGTATGATATATGGGAGAAATATGTAAAGGTCCAAAGTGAAACTAACACCTTTAAGTATAAAAACAAAAAATATGGCATGACGCCCGAGGAATTTGACCAATATAATAAGTCAAGGGCCCAAACTAAAGAAAATATGATTAAACGGTATGGCGAAGAGGATGGATTAGCGAAATGGGAGGCTTATGTTGATCGACAATCATATGCTGGTGTTACACTTGAATACTTTATAGAAAAGTACGGTAAAACTAAAGGTAAAGAGCAGTACGAAAAAATTAACCAATTGAAGTCTAACTCGGTTGATAGTATAATGCATCGACTAGGATGCACTAAGAACGAGGCAATTGATATTAGACTAACCATGAACACTACTCCATTTGCAAGCAGAATAAGTCAGGAATTCTGTTGGGATCTGTACAACAAGTTAGACGATAAGCATAAAACCAACTGTTATTTTTCTGAACTGAATAAAGAATTTTCTAAGTGGTCTAATATAAGCAATAAGATATACTTTTATGACTTTGTTATAACAGGCAATGTTAATTTAGTAATCGAGTTTCACGGTGACTATTACCACGCAAACCCTGATATGTACGAGCCTGAGTTTAAAGGGTTTTTCTTTAATAAGAACCTAACTGCCGAGGATATATGGAACTTAGACAAACAGAAAAAGGAATCTGCAGAGCAACAAGGCTTTCGATATATTGCTGTGTGGGAAAGCAACTTCAAGAACAACCCAGACAAAGAAATACAACGGTGTTTAGATGAAATTAACAGAACATAAAGAGTTCAATATTGTAGACTTAGGTGAAGTTGAAGATTATGTATACGACATCGAAGTAGATAATGATCATAACTTCTTTGCAAACAATGTATTGGTTCATAACAGTGGCTATTTCTCCCTAAAGCCAATGCACGACAAGCTGTTATCAAACATCTCTGATGTACAGAAGAAAGTAGATATCATTGATAAGTTTTGTAATGAAACACTTAGTCCGTTTATTGACAAACAAACAGACGAGCTAGCAGACTACCTTAACTCGTACGAGAACAAGGCAGTATGGGAGCGTGAAGTTATCGCAGAGAAGATGATCATTGTGTCAAAGAAGCGTTACACAATGAAGGTATGGGATTCTGAAGGCGTCAGAAGTGTAGGTGAACCTGCATATAAGGTGATGGGACTTGAAGCAGTGAAGTCATCTACCCCTGCATGGAGTAGAGGTTTCTTGAAAGACTGCTACAAGATTGCTCTAAACGGGAGTCAGTCAGAACTCCAAGAAGCTGTGCTAGAGATTCGCAAGAAGTTTGATAAGATGCCAGTTGAAGAAATTGCTATCCCACGTGGCGTTAATAATCTTGAACAATACGCGGATCCTGTTACAATATACGTTAAAGGAACGCCTAAGAATGTGAAGGCTGCACTGGTGCATAACTGGCTAGTGGGCAAACTAGGACTGAAGAATGTTGATCTTATCCGATCTGGTAATAAGATCAAATATATTGACTTGAAAACCCCTAACAAAATGAAGCAGGCTGTTATTGGGTTCTCAAATCATCTTCCTAGAGAGTTTAATATCGAAGATATGGTAGATAGGGATACGATCTTTGAATCGTCTTTCTTGTCGCCGTTGCAAGGGTTTCTTGATTCAATCAACTGGAAATATGAATATGTTGTGTCACTAGAGGATTTCTTTGCATGAACAAACTTAACCCTATTGGTATTATTGGTGATGCGGGGGCTGGTAAGGATACCGTCGCCGACATCATTACAGGCATTCTGGATTATAGGAAGACATCATTTGCTAGCAAGATCTATGAGTTTGCTGCTGGACTGACAGGACTTACAATCCAGCAACTTCAAGACCGTAATACTAAGGAAGTAGTCCGACCCTTTGAACTACAATACACTAAGACTGAGTATGTTGTTACATCGTTCGTTAACTCTTTGCTGCTAGCATACATACAGACTACTGGTGTAGATGTCCATAGAACAGACCTCACACCATTCGAGTTCTTCTGTAAGGTGTTTAAGGCATACATCACTATTGCAGACAAAGATACCGATACATTCAGCATGACGCTTTCGCCTAGGATCATCTTACAACTAATTGGCACAGAGCTTATGCGGCAGACTTATGCCGATGATATCTGGATCAAGCTAACTAATCTGGATGGTGCTGTTGTACCTGATGTTCGATTCGTTAATGAAGCACACGAAATCCTTAAAAACAATGGTGTGCTGGTTGTAGTTAAGCGTAACATTCAATCCATTGCAGAATCCAGTCACTCGTCTGAGGTAGGCAAGCAAGAGATTCTGTCAAACTGTCCTTACTTTGTAATTGACAACAATGCAGACCTTGCTAACCTAGAAAAAGCTGTCCACAACTTCATTAATCACTACATGTCTAATCTGGTAACCTATGTCATCTAATATTTTCTACGTTGCAAACAATGAACCTGAGAATGTACCCGAAGAAATCTACAAGTTCATCACCAGGATGGTTGATGAAGCTACTGTATCAGGCACACTGTTGCAAGCTGAAGACCTTAACAAGATCGAAATTCACTTGACAGAGGAAGAGGATATAGTTAAGCTGTATGACCGTATCGTAGAAGAATACTTCACGATGGGGCATGATATCGACGAAAACATTGATCTCTTTGGTCTTGCATTTGCATCCACTAACCGGATTGCAGATCAGATGTTTATGAACATGCGGGCAAACCAACTCCATTATAGCATTGAGGCAATTGCTGATATCTGTAATGAGGATGGCACAGAAGTCGATAAAGCTATGACTCGCATGGACTTGATTGAATCAATCATGGAAGCAAACGGCACAAGCAAGATGCTAAGTGTTATCAATGTTCTAGTTAAGGCACTGCATGCAAACAACATCGAAGTCGTAGATGAAGTAAATACGGTACTCCTCGAAAAACTGCACTAAAGGTAAAGTCGCAAAATGTCAAATCTTATGCAAAAAATGCTGAAGTCGTCAGCACTTGATAACTCAGCTGTCCTGTCTAAGTCTAAGTTCTTAGACCGAAAGTTCTTTAAACTGCCTGTGCCTATGATGAACGTTGCGTTCAGTGGCAGCTTTGATAAAGGTATCTCCTCCGGCTTGTACATGCTTGCAGGGCCTAGTAAGCATTTTAAATCGAACATGAGTCTGGTGGTTGTTGCTGCATTTCAACAAGCATACGAAGATGGTATTGTGCTGTTTTATGACTCAGAGTTCGGTGCATCTAAGACCTACTTTGAAAATCAAGGTGTTGATCCTGAGCGTGTTCTGCATATTCCGATTATGAACATCGAAGAGCTCAAGTTTGACATCATGAAAAAACTTGAGGCAATTGATCCTAAGACTGACAAGGTGATGATCTTCATTGACTCTGTTGGCAACCTGGCATCTAAGAAAGAAGTAGAAGATGCTATCAATGAAAAGTCTGTTGCGGATATGACTCGTGCTAAGCAGCTGAAGTCACTGTGGCGGATTGTTACCCCGTATCTTACAAAAAACAATATGGTATGTGTTGCCGTAAACCATACCTACGATACTCAGGAAATGCATTCTAAGAAAGTAGTGTCAGGTGGCACAGGTGGCATCTACAGTTCAAACAGCATCTTCATTATTGGTCGTCGTCAAGTCAAGGATGGAACTGATCTTATCGGTTACGACTTTATCATGAATGCTGACAAGTCACGAGACATCAAAGAGAAGTCTGCTATCCCGATCTCTGTAACCTATGAAGGCGGCATTAATAAGTTCTCTGGCTTGCTTGATGTTGCACTAGCTACTGGATACGTTACAAAACCCAAGAACGGCTGGTTCACTCGCCCTATGGTAGAAGATGATAAGAACTGGCGCCGTAAGGATACAGACTCAGATGAGTTCTGGGATCCACTGATGCAGTCTGACCAATTCAAACGTGCTGTTGAAGACATGTTCAAGATTGGTTCGTCTAAGAAGTTTGAGGATACTGATCTTGAAGGAGACATCGTCTACGGTAAGGATACAGAAGACGACATTGACTTTGATCCAGAGACCGGCGAAATACTAGAATAAAGACCCCTTGACGGAGAGCAAGAACGGTGTTATCATAGCCGTTCTTGCTTAGGAGTAATTATGGACTCAATCGAATTCTCGATTGTGAAGGGGTTATTATACAATGAAGAATATTCTAGAAAGGTTTTCCCGTTTCTAAAGGATGATTTTTTTGATGGTGCGCATAAAGAGATCTTTAACACTATT